AATGAATAGATAAATGAATAGATAAATGAATAGATAAATGAATAGATAAATGAATAGATAAATGAATTAAACAAAGAGTTTAAACTGATAAATGAAAGATACTCAAAGATGTTAATTAAAGATATGCTGAATCAGTTGTTGTAAAACTTCCTAGTAAATCAAAGTAATCATAATTAAATACTATTGACGCTTTTAGATACTGAACTCTTTCGATGGTAGAATCCATATTCATACCACTTAAATTTGTTGGCCAACAACCATAAAACCGTATGAATTCTTTACCATCAATCATGAGGATAATATCTTCTGTCTTGCCAACAATTGTACCATCTACAGTCATCTGCTTCATCCAATTATATATAGCAGACCAATTCCTGCAATATTTGTCTACTAGAAAATTGACAGTGAACGGTAAGAAATTTAATTTCTCTCCTATCTCATTCATATCAACATATCTAGTATTAACAACGACTTCATTAACGCCAACTGAAGGTAAAGAGAATTGTTGTAAAAAGAAAGTAACATTCTCCTGATTCGGTATAATCAGTGAAAATTTATTAATGATAAGAGGGTCAAATGTCAATAAATCACCATTCTGCATGGTAGCAGACCCAATTGTATTGACATCATTTAAATTTACTATTGTCATTTAATTCTTTCGATGTATGTTGTAAGATTATTTATGCGATGCAGAATGATAATGTGCCACAATCAAAAATCTGCTTATAACCAGCATCAAACATGACTTTCCATTCAGGTCTACTATCACCAGGTGCCAACTTCTTTTTCATGAAATTTGCTCTGTGCATCCTTTTAATACTTTTTCCTAAATTGACGTACTTGTAAGACGGTGGATTTGTTTTAATCAATTTGAATCCGTTTTTGTAATAAACATCACCGTTGCTATAAGACCTATCTGCGTAAGAAATAATTGAACCGGAGTGATTTTGTCTAAAATTTGTCAGTAATCTACTAAATCCACCTACGACATTAGTGTTTCTTTTTACAGCGTATCTGGATAATTCCCACATATAATTTTTGTTGTACCTAGATTTGCAAAAAGTCATCATTGAAACAAAGTCATCACCGAATTTCAATCCTATAACAATGGAAGATTTGTCCTTGCCTTGGAGGTGGTTTTCTGACATGAATTTAATTTTCTCAGTAAGAGATGGTATAGCAATTTCACATTTTCTAGCAAAAACTACCGAGGATAATTTGCCCAATTTCGCACTGATAAAATCTTTTACGACATCTTTATTTAGCATCCAATCATCGCTGAAAATGTGGAATAATTTTATCCCGGCATTACGTGCATCTATTGTTTTGTCCAGATGGTAACTCTTAGTCTTGTTGATAGTATTTTCTGAGTGCTTGTGGATGTGATGATAAATTCCATTGTACTCGAACCCAACAGCCAGTGCCGGTATCAAAATGTCAATTTCTCTACCATTCAAGATAGTTCTATCATTCAATTTAATTTCTGTGTTTTCTGGTAAGATTTCTTTAATGTACTCATAGACTTCCATGCATTCACCTGACACCTCTACATGCCCTCTATTATACGAGTTTGTTGGATTTGCTTCAATTCCGTGTTTTTTAATCGCCAACGACAGTGTCGATTTGCTTGAATTAATTTCTTCTGCAATGTTCACCAACGTCTTATGGTCTTCTTTGTAATTTGTCAGCAACCAGTCTTTATCGTTTAATTTTTCTTTTATGGTATAGTCACTTTCCGTCAAATTGATTTTTGGTATATTCAGTCTTTTACATGCTTGTATTATGGGATTACCAGAACAATGCAATAATTCTGCGATGCGAGTATAGGACATTCTTTCATTTATTCGCTTATTGTAAAGCCATTGATAATCATTCAATAATGATTTAGTTGCTTGAGGCAATCTACCATACAATTTTGAACATGCGTCTGAACAAAATTTGTTGAATCCATTAGTCTTGTCGAATCCGGCTGGTTTATCGCAGTTTGGGCACCTTTTAATGTTTTCTTGTACGGTATCATTCAAGATTATTAAACATCTAATTTTCAAAGGCACCTTTGGGTATAATGTATCCAACCAGCGCGTGGCGGCTTCAATTTCTTGTCTAATTGATTTTGTGAGACTTATAGAAATCATATTTTTCTTGTCGTTGATGTCGCCTATGGCGAGTTTCAAATCTCGATTGTACATGTATCTAACCTTGGGTTGTTATGTACATATTTATTAGACACAAAAAACCTCGCCGAAGCGAGGTTCTCTATTTGAAACACCCTAATTGCTTACGCTATATTAGCTACGTATCTTCTTTTTCCATTTTCATCTATTATCATTTTTTTACCTTTATTCCCAGGTGCTTTTCCTTTGTTATTTAAACCTATTTCCCTAGCTTTTTGTTTTTGATTTTCAGTTTGACTCCATCCAGTTCTTATATTTTTAGGAGAGCGACCTTTAACCCAGCCCTTTGGTATATCATCAATGCATTTGAGTTTCCTTTCTTTTAATGTTATTGGGTCATAACAATGTATTGTGTTTTTATTTTTAATAGAACTCGCTTCTATTGATAATAACAGATTCTTATGGGCTGCGGCGAGCTGTTTTGGAGAAGTAATTCTGCCTTTAATCCAACCTTTTGGTATAATATCAGTAATCTTAAATCTCTTATGTTCTGTTTTATCAGGATTATGATAGAAAATAGTAGGTATTTTCTTTTTGCCTTTATTTACACATTCTCTAATCCACTTTCCTGTATTTGGTTTTTCATAAAGAAATCTAGCTTCCCCAGTTTCTTTATTGAGAAAATGATGTTTCCCTTTTGATGATTTTCCTATATTTTCAGCATGTTCTTTTGTTTTTGGTTTCATCATTTTATTTTTGTGTTCCTCACTAAAAGGTCTAGTGCCTCGAATGAAACCATCAGGAATATAATCGTCATCATATATCATTATTATTTTATCAGTTACCTTGTTATAATATGTCTTAGTGATTCCTCGTTGAATGTGTTTTATCTTCAATTGTTCATATAATCTACTATTAAAATGTGTACATCTATTAGAAAGCATTCCTAATGCATATACCATTTTCATTTTATGTTTAGTGCTTTTTAACATTTTTACTAACAATAAATGTACAATATAATGTTCTCTGAGTGATAGTGATATTAAATTTTCTATATCATCTGTTCCCCCAATAGAACTAGGTATTATGTGATGAATTTCAGAATATTCTGATTTCTCTTTTAATTTTGCTTTTTCAATTAAATTTATGTAAATTTTTGTATATTTGTTATTAATGAATATAGATGACATTTTAATATGATAATATTATGATATTTGTATTTATGTGAACTGTATTTCTGAGTAATAAACATCGCTCTTTAAATAGACACAAAAAACCTCGCCGAAGCGAGGTTCTCTATTTGATACCCCCTAATTGCTTACGCTATATTAGCTACGCGTAGAATTCGAAAAAATGCATTCGATTTCGCAGCCAATGTAAATGCAGGACCTGCATCAGCAGCGTTATTACCGTTCATTGGATTACCAGCAAGTGCATAGCGTGTCTTAAATGCAATTTTTGGTTGAAAGGTATTTGGGTCAATCGCATTATGTTTAGTCAATGGAACGTACGGGCAATAGAACATGCCAGCCTTACCTAGACCATCACCCTTGTAACCAACAACCACAAATTGATTTGCATCACCGTTTGCCATATATGGGTCAATAAACACTTTATACTTATTGTTCAATGTACCAACAAATGTTGCACCAGTATCATCAACAGTCAATGTTTCGCCAGATTTAATGCCACCGATGTCCAACTTGCCAGTCATTGCCAATGCCGAAGCCACATCAGCAGACACCAACAATACATTACCACGACCCAAACGAGTTGTTTGAGCGATGCGATTAGCTTCACGTTCAATTTGGAACATCAAACCCTTGAAGCGTTCAACAGACCACCGACCATTTGCATCAACATCAAGGTCAAATGTACCAGGTGTTGCAGTTAATTCTGCACCAGTTGTAGATACCTTATAAAGGGTACGAACAATTTCACGGTTCATTTCAGCAATGATTTGATTGCTTAGGAGGTTAGATAGTTCTGTTTCAGCATCCAGACCATGAACTGCTTTTAGGTCTTGTGCTAATTCAACAGTATATCCAGCTTGCAATCCACGTTCGACCGCAGTAACCGTGTGTTTCTCGATTGTGAAAGTCATTTCGTTAAGAGTTGTAGCTCCACCGAAATCCTCACCTTGTGCAGTTGTCAACCCGGCTGGAGTAGTAAAACCAGGTGTTGCATCCCATGGAGATAGGCCATCCACTGCATCTACTGGGTTTGTACCAGCAGCAGCAGTTGTAACACCACCAGCAGAGAAGCTAGCATCTGCTTCATTGAACAGGGCTTCTGCACCAGTCTTGCTTGTATAACGATTGCGAGCAGCAAAAATCAAGCCGGTAGGCATGGTCATTGGTTGAACACCAGCGAAGTCATACGCAATTAGCTTAGGCATCGCACGGCGAAGTAGACCAACGATGACCGGGTCATAATTAGCTGTATTGGATGTGTTAGACGATGGAATTGCTTCTTGCAAGGCCTGAGCAGATTTTTGTTGCTCACGGATTGTGTTTTCCATAACAATCGCTGTTACACGTCTACGGTCACCTGTAAGAGCACCGTGTTCGGCTACTGTCTGTTCATCATCGAGAACAGGAGCCCATTTTTTCATTGCTTCATTTAGATATGACATATTTTTCCCTTTTAGTTAGAACTACGAATTAATTTTGAATCTTGGCGCAAGGCCTTTAATACAGCTTCAACATCTGAATGTTTAGATTCAGTGATAGTGTCTGCTCCATCTTGAGATATTCTAGTATCCATCGGTGTTGATTGCTTGCGGAAAAAAGATTCTTTAAGCACCGCAACTTTAGATTTGAACTCTTCTTCTGTCTCAAAGTTAATATTTTCAGCGAGAGAATATAGTTTTTCTGCTTCAATTGCAGTCAAATCAGATTGAGCTTCAGCAATGATTGCTTCTGCTTTCATAATTTGAACTTCAACGGTAGCTTGTGTAACTGCTTCTTGTGCTTCTTTGAGTTGGTCTTCAAGTTCTTCAATTTGAGAAACTTGATTTTCAACAATATCAACCTTGCTTTCTGGTACATCTATATAATGTTGTTCAAACACATTTTTGAGATTTTCCATAAAGCTAGACATCATTTCTACTTTTATACCGCTCTCAAGGGCTACTGCATTGTCTTGCAACCACTGCTCGATAACATAATCGAGGTATCCATCAATTTGTTCGACTAGCTCTCCCTTTACTTCTTCTACTGCTTCGTCCAGTTTAAACTGGTATTCTTCTTGTAATTCTTCAATTTTTGATTCTGATACCTGTTCAACTGCTGCTTCAAAAATTGCTTTTGCTTTCAATTGGAATTCTTCTGTTAAGGATTCACCCGAAAATAAAGCATCAAATGCTTCTTCTTTTAGTTTATCTTGTGAACCAGAAACATATTTTTCTTTAATTTTTGCAGTTTCTTCTTTAGCTTTAGAATCTGTCTCTCCTTTTTTACCATCATCAACTAACTTTTCTCCTTTAGTTGATTTGTATTTAGCAGTAATTTTAGCAGTCTTGCCACAATCTCCTTCTTCTGAGTCTGCTGATTTAAGTGTTTCAGATTGTTTAGTGCCAAGAGTAGCATCAGTTCCAGGTACGGAAGACCCTTCTGCTAAGATTGCCTTAATTTTATCGTCGAGTTGCATTTAATACTCCCTTATTATCATAATTATGCATAACCGTAAACTTTACAAAAGTTTACTTTTGCTAAACGCTTCATCAAAGATGCCAAATTTTGGTGCAGAACACCATAATCGGGACTAACTGCTTCTCTGCGTTTGTAATCGACCAATTCGGCCGATGTTAATGTTGCTGTGCTCTTTTTAGTTTAGATTGGTTTTCTCTAAACCATCAAGGTCAATACCGATTGAGCGATTTGAATTCATATATCATACTTATTTATTGAAATCGCTTTTTTCAGTCGCTATTCTCACGAAACTCATCTATAATTATTTTCCAAATTTAAGCATTAGGTCTCCCCATGCTTTGAGTGCTTTCTCTTCTGTTATTTTGTTCTTAACAGAATCTACTACTAATTCAATTATAGTACCGTCTTCTACCATGTCATAAGTAACAGATTCCATGATACCATTGACAAAACATCCCGGTCCCGAGGGCTCGCTCACCACATCAATAGCAGAGAAAATCAAATCGTTATTGACATATGTTATACCTTCTTGCATCCGAACTGTGCCAAGCGCTCTAGTAGAAACACCTACTTTACCCCCGGCTTCCATGATAGCAGTTACAATCTTTCCCATACCTTCATTAATGATTTTGCCTTTACCAATCCAATGTCCATTAGAATTATCTTTCAAAGATTCGATTACCATTACAACTCTCTCGAAATTAATTTGAGGCGATTGAGGATGATTTAACTCGCCAAAGCCTCTACCATTTGAAACTTTTTCTGTAATGTATTTTTTCATTGCTGGAGTCATAACAGATTCAGTATACATCCTCTTATTTGCATTTACTTTATTATAAGTAGCAAAGGGGCCTTCAATCTTATATGTTTTTCCAGTAGACGTATTTTCTACTAAAGATTCGATACCCTCTAAGTAGGTTTCAGTTATTAACTTCATGTTTATTCCTTATTCGTGCCCACCTAAATGTTGAATATGAATGCGTTCAATTTCGTTGTGATTCCCTGTTGCTTTTCCATTTTTATCTTCACCCCCCATCCCGCCATCGTAAGGGTCAGAATTGTTATCTGCTTGGTCAACATGAGCAGCAACTTGTTCTCGAGTTTTTAAACCGAATTCTTTTGCATAATTTTTCCAGTGCACCCTCATATTCCTAGAATTATCATCTTCAGCATCTATCTTTATAGGATGTCCTGCTGCATGCAATCTATTCATTACATCATAATTATTTAAATTATGTGGTGATGTTACACTTTCTTTTATTTCTACTTCGTCTTTTTTACCAGAACCTATAATCGACTTGTCTTTTTCGTCATCAGAATCGTCGGCATCATCATCATCCTCGTCATCATCTTTTGATGAGGATGGGAATGCTTCACTCATCACATTCATTTTTAATTCATCTAATTTATATGCTATTTTTGACATTAGAATAGATTCTAAAGTAACCTTAGCATCTTCTGAACCTTCAGAAATTTGTGAAATTAATTGTTCTACTGACATTTTATTGCTCCTTTGAAATCATGATAATTATTTATTGCTTCCGGTAATTCTGTGGGTCATACTCTGGATATTGTTCACCTTGTTGTGATTGACCTGTATCCTGTGCAGGAGCATTTGCATCTTCAGCACCAGCATCAGCATCTGGTTGTTGAGCAGCTTGTTGTTGCATCATTTCAGCTTGTTGGTCTTGCTGAAATTGCCCTTGAATCTTCCAATTAGGTTGTGCGCTTATATCAGATTTTTCTTTTTTCATTCTGATAGATTCTGTTTTAATTTCATCCTCAGCCATCATAAGGACATTCCGTTGAATCCATTCTTTTGATACATATTTTTGTAAATAATCATCAAGTTGTTGTACCATGGCAAAACGACTTGTCATCACTTCTTGATTTTTTAATTCAGTAAAGAAATTATCCTTTTGAAAATCAAGTTTGATATATTGCTTTAAATCCTCCCATTCTTCAATATTGCACACCTGTGTAAGAGTCAGCTGTGTCTTTAGAGAATCTAACAATAATTGACCGAATCTATTACGAAGCCTATCAATAAATTTTTGAAACTTTACTTCATCCCTTGATATGGACTGAGATTGCCCTATACTAAACCCAGTATCTTCTTTTAATCTGCTCTTGGGTATATTCAGTGCTTCATACATCTTTTCTTTAAACCACTCGAGCGAATCAAGATAACCAGTAACATTCTGAGCACCTTGGAGTGTAGTAATTTCTGTTCCTTTACCACCGTCCCTGCGTGGCATCCAAAAATCTTCTAACATTGACATATATTTCTTGTCGTTTTTTATGTCACCTGTCTTAGCATCATATACCATTTTATTGCGATAACGATTAGCAATATCTTTCAAATATTGTTCTGCTTTATGTTTTGGTAGATTACCGACATCGACATAGAATACTCTACGTTCTGGTGCACGAGCTATAAAATAAACAACAGTTGCATCTTCCAACATTCTAAGTTGATTGATTGGCCTGATTGCCTTATTGAGATGCCCAAGAATCATGCCGGTATTTTGGTCAATTAGACCACTTGTAATATATATTATTGCATCAGGACTAATTTGTAAATTGCTTATTGTATTTGAACCTGTTCCTTGTGTATTCTTCCCAACACCGAATCCATTTTCGTTGTATAGATAATATTCTTCCACCTTATCTACTATGATAGCATTTTGAGAATTAGTCTTTGTAGTGACATCTCTCATTTTTTTAATATTTTGAGAGTCTAATAATACTAATTTTTGAATACCATTTTTTATATTGTTCTTATCAACTATAATTTGGAATGGAAGTCTACCATCAACATAAAATCTCCTAAAATATTCTGCTCCCTTATCTTCATAGTCCAATAATTTTAAGATTATATCAAATGAATCCTTTATCTTATTTTTTACATTATCTGAAACAATATCATCTAAACCATCGAGGTTTAATTTAATTAATTTAGTATCTTGTTCTTGTGGTATAGCTTCATTAATGATTTCTTGAATTGCAATATCAACTTCAGCAAATTGAGATATTTCTCTATATTTACGAATAGCTTCTACTTCTGTTTTTATTTGCCCATCAGTATCAAGATACGTACCAAAGGCACCAGCACTCGATAACATAGAGGAAGTAATACCACTTCCATCTGTATCTAATTCAGTTGACAGCGCACCTGATAACGATTTATCAGGCATTTTACTCTTTATTTTTAAACCAAAAAGATTAAGTAACTCTTCCGAAATTTGCATTTATAGATTTAAAATTAAATTGAACCAAGTGGAGTAGAAAGATGAACCTGAAGGCCTTTATAAGCTTCACTCTCAAACCAACTATAGGCGAATTCTACCTGAAATTCTTCTACCCTATCATTGTGGTCGAATCCAAGACCAATTGGTGAAATTACTGTCGGCCAAGCATCTTGAAATGTGTATTTCTTTAATGTAACACCATTTCTATCCAATTGTTCTACATTCATGTTAGTGGTATATAACAATGGATTAACCATACCAGAGTTTTCCTGCTTGTTGTTTATTTGTTGCATCCACGATTCAAATGCATTATGAATATCAAAATCATTATCATTCAGTATTGACACTGTCCAATTTTGGAATATTCTTTCTCCAGCAAGTTTTACTTCGCGGCCGCGATACATCACAGTTGCTACATTGATGTTTTGCCCGGGTAAACTTGCGGCGGTGCATAAAAATTGTGCTTTGTTTGCCGCGGTAGATGCCCCAGTTACAAATGCAGGGAAGTTAAGTGTAACTCGGAATTGATTTGCTCTAGCTCCACCCCCAAGTAAAGCTGCTTTAAAATTTAGTATGCTAATTTTATTTCTCCTTAAGAATGATTGTGTTTTGATGAATAATTATGCACCAACTACAGTTGAAAATGACACATCAGTGCGAGTTGCGACAAAAGTCAGTGTAATGAAGCTTATGCTTCTCGCAGGTTTGATGTAAATTTCGGCCAAGAATTCATTTCTATCAATAACATCCCCCGTGTTGTTACTAGCATCGCAGCGAACAATAAAGTCAGTAATACCACGTTTTCCTTTGATAGTCTTTAAGAAAGGTTCTACCATATTTTTAAATTGCGCTCTAGTAAAATTATCGTTAAATTCAAATAACATATATTTAGATGCTTTTGAAATTGCTTTTTCAAGCAAAATGAATAATCTTCGTACATTAATCCTATCAAATGCAGATGGTTTATTTGTCATAGTTCTATCTCCGAGAAGTGTAACCCCGGAATTAGCATCTACTATTACCGGATTAATTCCCTTAGGATATAGAACATCTCGGTCAGATTGGTTTGGGTTATACGACAATTTGATTGCATTCTTCACCCCACCACGATTAAATCCACCAAAAGACCACCACGGGTCATTTGTAGAATCTGTTCTAGCTGCTAATCCTGCCATATCACCGTTAAGTGGAACCCAGCGATATTTCTTTGAATATCTATCGAAGATATATTTCATGCCAGTATCCATAAATCCGTATGATGCAATAGAATCAGAAACACCGACCGCAGACTTGAATGCGATTATATTAGTTATTGCAGCTGCTGCGTCTCTAATAGGAGCACCTGCTTGATGTGGTGATATAAACCCTACACAATCTTTTCTAACATCTACGATATTTTCTAGGATGTATTTTTCAATTGTACCCGACACACCAACCGAGAATGCAGCACTCATGATTAGGTCGATAGAATACAAATCTTTGTTTACAAGTTTGTCATATGCAGACTTAATTTCTGCTTCAGTAGCTGATGTACCGTCTACTCCACCTGATAGAGTTTGCAAAAAGAAATTAGGTGAAGCAATTATATTGATTTGTGCAAATGTGTTACCTGCCAATGCTGCATCATACGATGTAGCACCCATCGGAACAATAGAGGCACCTGAGGTGGCAACAGGATGATTAGTCCACCATACATATTTAGAAGATTCATTCAAGACATTAACGTAATATGTAGTTAACCCTTGATAATTAATTGCATCAGATGCTTTGGATGTTCCTTCGTATTTCTCGAGCACGGTATAAGGTACACCAGATATTGCACCTGTTATATCTAACACAAGAATATGCATTTCATCATTTTTTTCACTTCCGTCAGAAGCTTTACCACTGACATACGCAGATGTACTTGGTGCACTATTAAAATATGATGCTAGTGACACACCATTAGGGAATAATGCCAAATTGGTATCACACCAAGCATCGAATGCTGCCCATGTACCAGCATCTACCATTATCATACCAATACCGTTTCCTACATTACCTGGATTCTTTGCTATAAATTCGCCTGCTGTAGTTCTATCAGCCGAAGAAATTGTTTCATATTCATCCCGATTGACGATGCTTACTGCGTCCCCAGTAGAATCTGCATTTGTAACACCAGTATTTCTAGTTCTAACAACATAACATGAATTTGTATATTTCAAAAATTCTGAACATGTGTGCCATTCATTTGCGTTGGTATCATTTGGTTCACCAAAAACTGAAACTAATTCATCCTCATCTGATATAAGAATAGGAGTTTCTATCGGTCCCTTGAGAAATCTGCCTGCGATACCACCTACTGAACTAGATACCGACGGGATTATCTGTGAAAAGTCCTTTTCTTTAATTTCAATGCCTGCTGATAGCAAAGTCATATACTGCTCCTTTAAATTTGTATTTCAGATGATTCTTCTATTTATTGATTTTTATTTTCTGCCCCTGTTTGATACTTATATCGTTTAACAGTAATTCTAGTTGCATAGCATATGATTTTAGGTCAATTAAATCATTTTCTATATTTTTGCCTATTACATCATAAGAGGTACCACCCACACTAGACAAGACAGGCCGCACTGGCATCTGTATTTCTATTGGTGTATATACTGGAACATATACGTATTCAATTGATTTACATCCCCCCAGCGATAATAAAAATAATAATATTAATGTTTTCATTTATTGTTGAACTCCGATGCTACTTGTTTTGCTGTAGATGTTAAATATGAAAAAGCATCTTCGCAATTATTGACAGGAGGTCTATTTGTTATTTTATTCTTGAGCTTATTATTTTCATTACTCAATTTTACATTTTTCAGAGAAGTTTCATTTATTTTCTGTTGGAGTGAATTTCGCTCATTTGTAGCTTCTGTTATTGCAACGTTTTGAGTTGAAATTGCGACAGATAATTTTAATATCTCTGTTTTTTGTGATTCTATTGTTGTTACTAGACTAGCCCAATAAAAAATGAGTCCTACAACAATAACAAAAAGTATAATCAAACGTTTATCAAATAACATTTTTGTCCTTTAATTTTTTTAATCTTTTTTTCAGACTTTTGATTGTGTTTTTCTTAGGTGGTTCACCGAAAGTGTCAGTAGTAGGTTCACCCAATTGATTTACTCCAATTGCTGCTATGCCACCTGCACCAACCGAGGTCATATCTTCCCCAATATGTCCATCATCTCGTTGCATATAATTATATCCTTTGTCTTTATATTGGCATTTTGTATGTAATCCGGCATTCTGTTCAAATACACAAGGACAGTTTTTAATTTATACCAATCATCTTTTTTTACTTTAAAAAACATCATTTCGATACAAATGTCAGGTGAAAATAAATTAAGCAAAATTAATATTTGATTTAAAAGCAAATGAGTCTCGATAGGACCCATATTTCTTGACGTTAATCTTACTAAATTAGTAAATTTTGATATATCACTTTCGAATTCAATTATTGTTTTGCATGAAGGATTATCATACGCCCTCATTGCCATAATTATGAAATTATCCTTCGTTATCATCTACTAAATCGTACTCAATACTGGATTATTCCCGCCGATTAAATACCATTTGCTTGTATATGCTGAATACTGAATTACCGCAGTATCGCCAACCGCATTTAATGTTATGGTATTAAATCCTTCGCCTATAATAGATATGGATACTGTCTTGCCGAGGTCTAATGTATTTACAACAATACTTTTTACCTGACCGTCATAACCGGAAGATAGGGAGTATAATCCATAAACACCACTATCATTTTTGAGTATAGTATTAGCTCTAGTAGGCGATATTGCTTTTGTAACCCCATTTGTACTATCGGTCGCCGTATATATGATGACTTCAGTCGACTGGACTAATACACCATCGCTAGAAGATGAACCAACTTGAAGGTTGCCTATTACATGTAATTTAGAGGAAGGTAGATTTGTGCCTATTCCAATCTTATCCGTGACACCATTTACAAAAAGGGCATTAGCATCATTCTTCGATGAAATGCTAGTGTTTATCGATAATTGAATTGGATTTAATCTTATATTATCATTTGTATTAAAATTTTTGAGTAAATTTGATATTGTTGTAGTTTTATTGACTCCATTTTGTAATAGCATCAAGGTATCAGTGGCCGTTATTGTCTTGGCCACTGACATCATACTCATTTTTATTTTTGGTTGTGCCATTGGGTACCTTGATTAAGCAATAACAGCGCCGTTTGAACTCATTACATACCAGCTATCATTTATATTTTTCAACTTGACGCTTTGTCCAACGACAGAAAAGGTTATCGTGTTCACTCCCAATCCGCCAGTAACAGTTACCACGGCACTAGGAGTTGTAACCTCTGCGGATTCACACACGATTTCTTTTTCCATACCATGTGTGCCCGCCGCTAGTGTATATGCCGCACTGGCAGTTGTGCTATGAACCCTAGAAGAAAGGATATTCGTGGCAATTGCGCCAGATACAAGTGATTCAGACAATTCTTTAACGATTAATCTACTCGGTAGATTTAAGGAGATTGTTTCGATGTCTGCTTTTAACGATGCCCCTCCCTGAACAAGCATCAGCAAATCTGTAAGATTTAAAGTGCTTGCAGGAGTTAATTGACTAACTTTTGTGTCTGCCATAAATTATCCTTAGTTAACTGTCGATGTTGAAGTATCCGGTGCAACAAATGTCACTGATGCTGCAATAAGCGCACCGCCTTGAATTATATCATAAACAGAACCACCAGCAGTAGATGCTCCGATTGTTACTTGCCCCGCTATTGCAGAATCACCTGCTACAATGGTATATTCAAACACCAAAGATGTGCTGGTCGATAATGTAGGATTAAATACTAATTCTCTATTATTACCCCCGACAACGAGCGATATTGCTGGGGTGCCGTCCACCTTTACAGGTTCACTTGCAGTCAACGTTACTGTCAGTACATCTCCTGTCACCATAGTAGATGTACCAGAATATGTAGCGAGCGCGGTGAATGTAGGTACAGTTATTACATCAGAATTCTTTACGTTTAATGAACTTATTGCTACTAGCACTTCTCCAGTAGGTTGATATTCCCATCCTTTTAATGTAGGAACAACATTAGCACCATTATATGCATCTTTACCATCCCCAACCCAATTGGGTTTTTTTGTGTATGACCATTGACTCATTTTATTTCTCCTTATCGATAATGTTATTTATTTGTTTCATTTGCTGGATAGGCTATACCGCCGGGCCAATAAATATGGTGCGGCTTTCCATTTATTGTAGTAACACCAATAGGCTTTGTCACCGGCGCACGATATGGTATTACATATCTTTGTCCAGTATCATCTACCGGTCTTTTATCAACATCTGTTGCTGCAAACATCCCCCCTGCGGAGATCAAAGCAGCTAATGCTGCTGCTCTTGCTGTCTTGCCTTCTTTTAATTCTTTAAGTGTGCTCATTATTCGTGCGCAATCTTATCATGCCCCATAACAACTACTCTCGAAAGATTCAATGCTTTCCTTATTCTGCCTGCAATGGTCTTCTGGTGTTCTGGGTTAGACGGGTCTAGCCCCAGCGAATATTTGTCAACTAATGATAATGCTCGATTGCTTGGCATGTATGACATTTCATAGAGGTCTGTGTTTTCTACTTTGATGCCAGATGTATCAACATCGCTTAACTTGTGTCTAATAGTTGGTTTTTTGCCCATTAATTTTCTATCGAGTTTGATTCCAAGTAACTGAGCTAGATTCTTGCTCGAATCTCCAGCACTTGATTTATTCAACCCAGTTTTTGCTATACCAAGTGCACCAACTGGCCTGCCCCTTTTCTTAGGAGCACCTGATGTATCTTTAGTTGCTTTAACTGGGTTTTCTTCATCATCAGATGGATTATATGATGTACCATACGTACCAATATGTCTTCTCCCGACTGGTTTAGTATCAGCAAATGACTTATCTGTTACTTGAGTGTGTTTGCTACTAGACCAAGAATCATCAGTATCTACTGGTAATTTTCTTTTATCCTTTAATTTTTTATTTGCATATTCTTCTGCTGCATCTAATTCGGCTTTCAAGTCAAATGATTCGTTGAATTCATCTTTCTTTAATGTCAGATTGGCCTTTATATTTTTCCCATCCCCAACTTGCACATTGACTCTACCATCCGGATGTCTGTAAAATACTCTCCCTTTCTTGCCATGAAGAGAATTGCCCGGTTTATTAATAGTAACAATGTCAGATGCTCGTGCAGGAGCAGATTCTTTTAATGAACCGAGTAGTTTTGTTGATAATAGTTGTTTGAAGTTCATTTTAATAGTCCCATCATTCGTAATTGTGAATTTGAAAATGTATTTTTGTTCCATGGTATACCAGCAGAATCTACTACTTTCATTAATCTGCCTACTATCTGCCACCCAGGCGGAGTAAGTTGTGCTGTTCTCAATTTGATTATAGCATTATTTATTGTATTTGTAGGGTCGGCATTAGTTGTTGTAATACCAGCTACCATCGCAACAACTCTAGCTATCATAATCCTGTCAGTAGTTAAGAATTTAATACCTTCTAATATTGAATATTTTAATAATTCTTCTTCTACTGTTGATATTACCTTTTCTACTAGATAAGGACACTCAATCTTTTTTGCATATCGTCGAAGACGTTCTATTTGAATTCTAACAGTAGAATATTCCTCTTGAATCGTGACATCATTGACTCCAAGTATATAATCGAATGCCTTTAAACACGATAATACTGCATATGAATCTTCGTGTGTTTTTGAGATTTCCTTGAAGTCTTCCGCCAATTGACGATTAAAATTCTTAGTTTTATATCCCTTAAATATTAATGCATCTTTATACAATTGGTCTCTTTTAATACCACTAGTGCTAATAGTTAGGTCTTCTGTCCACAATCTATGTTCTATACCATCTGATATTATGATAGCATATTTTGGATGAAGTTGAAGTATTTCGCCTTCTATTAAACCATTAGTAACACAATCTCCAATTTTGAAAGATTCATTTTTGACTGAAAGTCTGTCTTTTATCGTAGTCATCAAATCATCTTTATCTTTATCTGTCAAGTTGGTATGTAATCCAGCATAAAATGATTTTTTATCTCCTTTTATTGCTGCATCTCTCATCTTTGACGCTGACATACCCTCTACACCTTCAGCATCAGGGTCTCTTGCACCTGCTGATTTTACTGTTATTGATTTGAAGTTAAATCCATTTCCGTTTTTGTCAAATTTTCCGTTATAAAAATTCAATTTGTCTTGAAATTCTGCTACTCTATCTTCACCAGCAACTACAACTAAATGTTTTACACCTTCTCTGTGCATCCTCGCAGCAGCATGAAATATAGTAGGTTCTTCCTTAGTTGATTTTCGAAAGACTTGTTTATGATTTGGATACATTTTATGAAGTATATCGAGCTTTTCATCTGCTGAAAGTGGATTCTTTTTGTTATCCTGAGAATGAGAAACGTATATACGTTTCTTCCCAGGTTCTTTCAGCGCAGCATCTATCATTTTAGCATGTCCAAAAGTTGGTGGCTGCGCCCTACCATAGGCTAGAACCTCTGTTTTTTCTGCTTCTTCTGCTTCTTCGAATAATTGTTTTATTTGAATCATTTATTCAATCTCTAACTTTTTCAAAATTTGCTTTGCTAAATTCATTGCGAGCTACTAATTTGACAGGATAATCATTATGATGAAAGATGTATCCTTCTGGGTGTGATTTCTTACCATTAATAGTATGTTCTAATGGATGGTCTGCATTATCTAATGTTTTAACTAATGTGTCTTTAGCTTGTTGAAGATGTTTATGCAGCTTGAAATAATTATCAAAGTGAGCAGAATTATTTTCTATATGATTGTGTATCTGTTGTGTTTTGGCTACTTTTCTCGCTTTTGCCTTTTCTGATTTGACGGATTCAAATTCTTTTTTCCCATTTGCTATGATATGAGACTTTAATCCTTCTGTAGAAGGAGGTTCATTGTGCCGAACGGTTTGATTAATATATGTGCTAACATGTTTACCTACCCCATGTACCGCATTATGCATATTAACCCCATTTTCTTGATGAATTTTCTTTGCAGCTTCTATGTGGCCATTTACTTCTGCTTTATCTGACTCTGAAAAATGAGCTTTGGATGTATCATTTGACGTGGACAAATTGTATGAATCATCGTGACTTGTTAGAGTATCGTGTTCGATTGGTTTAGCTGTTAGTTTACCATTTACCATAGAATAGCTAGTGTGCCATGCCGCGCCGAATCGTGCCTTTAATATCTTTTTTCCTTCCGCCGAGGATTTCTTAGCACTATATTTAATAGTATTTGGCTCGAATCCTACTTTATCACCCTCTTCTTTTTTCGTTTTACTTGTGAATAGCACATCACCTTGATGAAGACCTTCTTTTGGTAATACCTTATGTGCATGGTCTAATGCATGATGTAATGGTTCTGCTACATATGGTTTATCTGAATGATATTTATCAATATCAGCATGAGAATAACATATTTTAGCAGTATGTTCATTATCGGCGCCTACTTTATTTAATGCACTCTTATATGCAACACATTGCTTTCCATTAATAGGATGTTTGCCTGCTACAACAGATATTCCACCATCTACCTTCGAAGTGAATGATGGATTGTGTTTACCATGTTCTATATGTTGTGCGGCGGATTGTAATGCTCCTATGGCATGTTCAGTACCAGCGTGCCCCAATTCGTGCCCTAAATCTTCTACATGCGATAAATGTGTTTTTACTTTTTCAGTATCAGCTGTTATAGATTCTAACAATTGATTATCATATGTTTCTAGTATGTATGCTTTGAACTTTAACATTTATGCCGTTTCTTCAATTGAACCAAATCTTATTTTAGCTTCTTTTAGTTTCATGCTATTTTACCAAGATTTCTGAATGTCCGATAGGTCTTTTAGCTCTTATCTCAATCCTATGTAATGTCTTTCCTTCACTGTTCTTAACTAAAAGAGAATTCCCATTTCCTTCTGATTGCGTATACGATAGTTTACCAGCCGCATTATATCTATTTGTTATATCTTCTCTTTCGTTTTTTATTTTAGTTGTTTTAGACTTTGGCGAAGTAGCTACTTGATATGTAGGAAACGCATGCGATGGTGCTACAAACTCAGTGATTCTATTTTTTTGCTCAGAATCTGATAGTGAACCAAGATGTTCTTTGATTTCTTTAACTTTATTTGCGGCATGTTTATAAGCAGATGCTCTTATTTCATCTGCCATTTTTCTGCCGGCTGGATTTGTATTATCTCTCGATAATTTAAATGCAACATGTTTCTGATGTTCTGACATAGAATCAGCATCATGCCCGTGTTTTTTTAATATATTACTTACTTCTAATCTATGATTGGTGTCGTGTTTAGTCAATGAGCCTATTGGCATACCCATTACTTGTTCGGTTGTTTTAGAACCTGTTTGCCCGGTAGTAATTTTATTATCTGCAATCTTCAATGAGTATCCTACTGCATGATGAAGGTTACCGGTTGCATCGTGACTAGACAACATTATATCCGCCCCACCAGAATGAGATTCATCTTTCTTACCTGTCAATTTTTCGTGGTCTGATTTTAATGACGTCCAAGATACTTTTACATGATGCTCTTTGTTTGCTAAAAGCTCTGGATGATTTGCTTTTATATGAGTATGAATTTCTTCCGCTGCTTGAACCGCATGTGAATGTGCTTCTTGATATGAAGCATCTGACAGTCCTTTTACCAAATTATTGTGTGCTTCTTCTGGTGTTCTGCCCTTTTCATCTCTAAAGTGGTCGGCATGGGTCAGATTGCCGTGTATCAGCCTGTTTAAATGCGCTGCGACAAGAATCTCATGTAGCTTACCTCTACTATCATTATCTAATGTAGCAGACTCGATTAACCAAGTTTCAAATGTTGCAATAATTGACTCTTTTAATGAATTTGCATGTTTTTCAGCAGACTGTCTAACTGAATCTTTATCTTCCGCATCAGTATATGAAAAAGATTTCACTGCATCTTTACCGGGTTTATGCACTAAAAACCTATATGTAGATGGGTCATGGGTCACGATGAAAGGAGATTCATTTATTTCTGTACCCTCATTATGTTTGCTAAGTTTTGAAAAGTGTTGCTTAAGATACATCTGTGCAGATAATCTGCCTTCTTTTGTCTTTGAAAAAGACTTCAATGTTTTGCCTTTGCCGTCTAATACATGCCACCCGTCTTTACCAGATGATACATAAGGCTTTTGTTTTACATTATCATGTGTTTTTAATTTAGCAATAAATTTAAAATTTCTAGTTTTATTGTCATCTTGCTCTCTTTTTTTCATTTTCTCAAGTGTTTTTAATGTCTGTTGAGATTTGGAAAACGTTGCCATTGTTTTTTTGTGTTGTTCTGGTGTTGCTGTATACATAGTTAAATTCCTAGTAAAGTCATTAGTTATTTATCGATAGCCGTCCCACGAATAATACTCATTCCTGTTATCATTGAGTATAGCATCTTCTACTCCATCATTATAGAATCCTGTCATACAAATTTGGTCTTCTAATTCTTTCACGTGATTGCTATGCATCGAATGTCTTAAGTCACTATCAGTCAATTCATTGAAGAACCGTTGAGACACAAGCCATGCATGCATTATTCCGCACATCACCACATCATCATGAAATCCTTTGTCTGCTTCATACGACCCATTGTTGGATTGAATAAACGTGCTTAGTTCATGAATAAAATCATAATCATTTACAATCAATTGATTGTTGTCAATCATATCCTTTAAATTTGCGCATCCAATTCGTTTTGTTTTCTTAGTTGTTCTAACACCTGGATATGGGTCAGTACCTTGTTTGCCAAGTTCAGTGCCCGATTTTGTCCAATGCATGTTTTCATATTCCAGTTCATTCCACAGAATATCTGCTACTTGCCCGCCGATGTCATTTATTTCTATCAATATGTATGCATCATTATATGTTGAACCCACTTTCTGTAGTAATGATGCATATAAAAGAGGAGGTATTTCGTTGTTTCTATATTTTGCTACAATTCGATGTGGATATGATGTAATGTCAAAAATAATAAAAGCAGAATAGTCTAAATGTCTGCCTCTCGATACATCAACCGACATCGAATATAATCTGTCCTTTTGTGGTTCCTGATATACCTGTAATCCCTTATACTGATCAGTATATTCTTTAATAGGTATATCGTGTGTTAATCTCGCCAAAGTAGAACCAGACAATAATGTCATGCTAGAGCCCAAGAATTCACAGGAAAGCTCTTGAGATGCCTTTAGTTCACCTAATACCTCTATTTGTTTATTATACCATTCTTGTGTTCTGCCTGGCATATCGTACCAATGAACACGCAGGAAAGAAAATCCGTTTTTCCCAGTTTCTGCTTCTCTCCACATCTTCTGAAAGTGATTGTAACCGTTCGGCGTGCTAGTTATATATACCTTAGTATTTTCGCCAGCAATGATTGTTGGATAAACCGAAGTGAAGAACTCGTCCGCTATATTATTAGGAACAAATCCATATTCGTCAAGATACAGTAACTGAATTGATTTTCCTCGAATGCCGCTGGAAGAAGTGGCGGCGCCGAATATCTTACTCCCATTCTCTAATTCAATAGACCTTTTATTCCAAGAACTCACTCCTTGCTGCATCCATTTAGGCAAGTTAGAATATGCAAATCTAACGCGTTGCATAATTTCATCTGCCGTAGATTGTTTGTTGGCCAATATAGCAACAGATTTATTATCATTAAACAATATAAACCAAACAAAATATGCAGCAGAGACCGAAGTCTTGCCATACTGCCGCGGAGTCATAAATATCACGCGCTTGTTCTCATGGTAGCATTTAACCATGTCTTCTTGAAATGGATATAAATCCATGAGAACCGCACCTCTATCTGGGTGCACTACAGTGATATAATGTCGTATAAAATATATAGGGTCTTTACTACATTTTATATATTCCGCAATCATTTCTGGCGTGTATTCTACTACTGCGCCAGCAGGCCGAAGGTCATCAGAGCCTCTAAAGGAAAATATTTCTAATAATTCACGTATACTGTCCGGTAAACTAATCATCTTTTATTTAGGCGGCGCGAATTCGCGCAGCGGCAAATCAGAACCATTACGTAACTCTGATGATGTCGCCACCAAGTCTTTTAGGTAATCCCATTCTTACATCTGTGTGGTCACCAATAGGGTGATGTACAGTTGTTTGACGTGGCTGTCGCCAGCCAGTTGATGTCTTTGGTTTTTCGTAAAAAGTAACTGGATATACTACATATTTTCTTTTTTCTTCCCTCTTGAGAGATTGATTGTAATTACTGTGGGTATGAATTTCAGGGTCTTGAATTTCAACATCGTGTTTATCAGGGAATTTAGACATGATAGCATCATGTACTTCACCCATTTTAGATTCTTTTAACTCTAATCTAAATTTGTCTCCAAACCGTCGGCGAGCAGCACTAGCTTCTTTCAATGACTTCGTTCTGGTTAATATTTCCCTTGCTTTAGCTGCCTCAGGAGATGCTGGATGTAATATATGAAGAGTGTTGTCTGAAATATTATCTGGATTATGAAAAATTGAAGGACCTTCTTTAAAACTAGTAGATGCTGTAGCTGGAGATACCGCATTGATACCATGTTCATTAGGATGATTTAATATATGGTGCGCTAGTTCCAATCCCCGAGCATCGTGGTAGCTAGATACTTTACGCTTTCCTTTAGTATCAGTCAGTGGCGCCGGTACCCGATGGTCAGTGTAATAATAACTCTTTCCTTCATGTGTTACCCGACCATTCCTATTTTTTTCGTCGTGATATTCTTTTCTCGTTTCGTTAGGATTTTCACCTTCTCCTGTACCGGGAGTAGAATGAAGAATATCATATCGCCTAGTCGAGGTAACATTCATAACCTTTTTCCAGTTCTCTGCATCTTTCGGGTTATTATGTATCTTTTCTGTGCCATCTTTATTATCTTGTCGATGAGTAACTTTCATTACAGTATATGCAACACGAGCATCTTTACCTCGTCTACGCAGCAGGGAGTTAAGCTTAATATGCGCATCCACATCTCGTTTGTTTGCCGGTACTCCTTGGTCTGATATTGCTGTATTAATAGCCTTTTCTCTACTATGAGGATCTTTATCTGTTCCAGCCATTTTGCCGTATGTATCAGACCTGACTACAGCATGTGTTCCAGCCTTTACCCCAGCACTATGTGGGCCAAAGTGCTCTGAAATAGCATCTGCGTATTCAGTTTGTTGGTGTCCTGTTGTAACATCCGGCCGCACAATCACACCTTTATTATTCTTCTTTGCCTTCTTTGATATTTCATGAAGTTGATGAAACAATTCTAAATCATGGTCTTTTCTGGCCGCAGCATTATGAGATGACCGCTGGTCATAAAAGTCTCTATGTCCTTTAACTGATTCAAAGCCGCCACACCCATTTTTGGCCAAGCATGAATGGACACAATTACCCTTGCCATGACATGCATTTCCGTTTACATAATTTCCATGTAAATCAGTATAATGCCGCCTAATATCTGGATTGCCACCAAAGCCCAAGGTTTCATGTCCATTCTCTTCGCCTTTATTAATACCAGGCAAATCTGCTACTGTATCTGTTTTTGTTTTATTCCCAAGCACTTCGCCCAACTTTTTGGAGCGCATTTCTTTGACTCTTCGAGCATATTCTTCAGGATTATTTTTCCTTAAGTCTGCATATTCTCTAAAATTTGAAGTTATTTCCGACTTTCTATCTTCCGAGGGAATTAGTTTTGGGTCAGCATGGCCATACAGTCTGAATAACTTTGAAATCCCTTCACCATTTGTTTCATGCTTAAATGCCTTTAATGCCTTTCTTGTGGTAGGAGAGGCAGGTCGGCCTGTTATTTTTTCATGGTTTGCAATATTGGATGCAGTACCTTCTTTGTTTTCGGTGGTGGGCTTACCATATATTGCATACGCAGTTCGTTTATCATACCCTGGTTTAGTGCTATCTGTTTCCACTCTATTAGATACGGGCTTTATATTAAATACTTTATGTTCAGTAGATTCATCCAATATTGCAGTAGATTCGATTTTATCTGCTTCTGCTAGTGCTTGGCGAAGTTCTGCATACGAGGGTCCTGATGAAAATTCTAAAAATGATTTTACCCCTTGTGTTTTTGTATTTGTCATTTTGCTATTTGTTCCTGTAAAAGTTGATTTAAATCTTTGCTGCTTCCCGAAAATAATATATTTGTTTGATTTTGTACAGCAGTACCTACATTTGTTCCTGTTTTTTGCCCAGATTTAGCACTCTTTGCTTCTGCTTTATCTTTGTTTAATAGCAATAAATTCTTATTGACATCCGACATCGTTTTTATGAGTCCACTCAATGCTGTGATAGCAGCGGGGCTTTCTGCTCCTCTAACTATTCGCATTGCGACTTCGAGTGCCTCGGCTCCCTTTTCTGCGAGTTCATAAGTACGAGTTCTAGCATAAATAAAGTCCTCATCCTCTGCACCATCTGGTACTACTGTCATTGAATTGCCCGCATTATCTATCACTTCCACTGGTTTCACGTCGAAAATCATTGCCAATTCTTTAGTCATTTTATCAAATCAATGTTGTTATTGATGTATTTATTACATAATCATCATCGACATTTGATGTTATAGGGTCGACCTTAACTTCAATCTTAGTATGAGCTGGTTTCTGATACTCATAACCGATATTAGCAATGACATCTTTTATTATCGAGCTGTTTGTAATCATTGGGCCAAAGAAGTCCAGTTGAGCAGCGAATGTAAAAATTTGATTTACTGTTCTAACATCTTCAGGAGAACCTTCGAATGCATCTTCTATCTGATATGACTGCATTGTAATGGGTACATCTTTTGATATTTGATATTCAGGTAATATCTCATATGTCAATGATAGATACGGCTGAAAATAAGGTATAATTTGTTCTATAATTTGCAAAGCATCATTCTGGTCTTTGGTCAGTGCATATACATTAAAAATAACATCATAGGGAGTAGGCGGATATATTTTTCCTCTGTTCCCTGCTATATTACCCATTGCGTATGCTCCATTCACTCCAACTTTTCTATCTGGTGCATATCGAATATCAATCATTTCAAATGACATCCTAGGCAATGTCATTTTTACTTGATGCGCAGTCAAATCATTTTGTTCTCGTATACGTCTTAACCATTTGTTTTTTGGCGCGTACTCAATTGGTACTTCATATACTTTTACTTTGTTCCCAGTTTCATCTCTCTTTGTAATAGTAATACCAGAAAATATGTCACCGAAGGCAGTGAAAAATCTTAATATAGATTCGTGATAAAACGGAGTTTGGCTGAATAAAGACATTAATTACATACCACTATTATGTGCTGCGTAATAAGATTCCATTCCAGCTACAAGTCCTGCCATGCATTCTTTCATTGTTGACATAATCATACTCCGAATGGGTTAATTACAGTTGATTTAACTTTTATAGCACCAGGTTTAAAATCAGTGCCGCTTTCTCTTATACTTATGATAGGCGTATCATCCACCAGCACAAATCCTCCTTGTTCAAAACTTATGGCATATCCATTTTCTGCTAACAATTGATTATCTAGTATATCTTTTGAGTTCGATGCAAATATATCAATGTTTTCTATGCCAGTATTAATTTCTTCGTTGTTATATTGGAATGCTTCGCAGGATAGATAATACTGATAATTTCTTCCTAATGCAAAGAATTCTACATCATGGTCTACAAATTTAATTTCTAATAGGAATTTTGTAATTGGGTCATATATTAAATCTCCTTCTCTCGGTCTGATATAATTAGTTATATCATATATTGATTCGTCTGTCGTATTTTCGCCGAGCAGAACAGACCCTTCCTCCAATAATATAAATCCTACTCCCTGTTCTTTTAGTACTTTAAATTGATTATTATCAAATTGTGATGCTATTTCATCTTCCCATCGAGTTTTATGCACTACGAGTTTGTATGAATTTCTGATTTCTAATCCAAATTTAGAGAACATTTCTTTGTCGCCTTGGAATCCTTGACTATCGACAAGATACATTTCAATTGGTATAGCAACCTTAAATTTACTAACAACATCCTCTCCCAGAATTAAATTCTCTATTTGTACGTCCCTAGGGAGATAATAATAAGTTTCACCCATGAGTTGAATAGACTCACGGACAAAACCATCTATCAAATTTTGCTCTAATCCTCTATTCTTGTGAAAAAATGGGTTAATTAAACTAGACATATCATCCTATGAAAAACGATAATGGAGCCGAGCTAATTATTGCATCATCTTGCAAGTTTTTAATTTCCTGTACGGCTTCGTCGTACGTGGTCTGTCCGTCATAAACAAGTCCGCCAGGCAATTGCATTCCTTTATATTTCTTTAAATTTGTCCCCCACTGCTTTTTAAACAATGCAGTAACATAATTCTTTAGCCATATATCGTTGTATACTTCAGTGTACTTTTCTTCGTCGATGGTATGATATACTTCGGCAGCAACAATATCACCTACTCTAACATCTGTACCCCATGCAATTTCCAACATCAATCGGTTCATGCGCCGGTTGAAAGAAAAATTCTTCTCTTTCTTTAATATAAAATCCAAATGTCCTAGATAATTTAATGTCTGCCAATACATACTAGCGCCAGCTTTTGTTAGCGCTTGTAATTCAGTCATCATTATCTGATATTGCATATTGAACATATAATCAGATGAGCCCAATACACTCGTTATGTTTAATATGCGTATTACACCAATAATATTTTCGCCTGCTTCAATCCAACCATTGTCAACATCTCCTAAAACAATTTCCCGGATAAATGTTGTACTAGACAACTCGCTATTTTTAACCTCTTGATTTATAACAAATTTTTCGTATCCAATTTGGCGATTTATCGTTATTGTATTGGTAGATACCTCGACAATTTCTGCGAATGTTTTATTGTCCATAGCACTGACTTTAGTGCCTACTTTGAAGCCTGTAGTATCATCCAAAAATAATTTTGTGCCTGATATTTTGTGAACTAAATAATCTCTCACTATCCCATCAAAGTGATATTCTTGATAATGCTCAATAGCAAGTGCTATATTATCCTCTATCTGCTCAGGTGTGATTTCAATATTATTGATGCCGCCACCGAGTTGTCTGAGTGCAAAATCAGCTAATTGTTGTCTACTATTAATTGCCATAGTTTAAGTACCTGCGGCGGAGAATCTAGTAATGAAATCGACTCTACTTGACTTACCTAATCCATTATTAATCCATTCATTATTGACAAAGTCCCATGTATTAAATTTCATATCAGGAATATCGGTATCAAATTTAAATATGGTATAACCTTCTGATGATTTGAAATTTGAATCTATCGGTGACACACCAAACCAATTATCTTTTGTAATTACCCAATAAGTCATTATTTGTTTATCCTTTTCTGTTCGAGCAACATTTGCCGCAATAATTGTTGTGTCTCTTTTTGTTCATCTAGCATCAATTTTGTGCGATCATCAAGTTTTGCTTGCCCCTCTTTTAGGTGTACAATTTCTTGTTGTACTTGTGATTGGGATTTAACTGCATCTTCGATAGTTTGAATTTTAGCTGTAGTTTCTGCCCATGCCATACCAGATGCAAATAAGAACACAACTAAAAACCAATATTCTTTAAGCCATCTGATTATCACAAATAATCACCGCAATGAATACATCGTCTATTATTCTTAACATATTGCAAAGTATTGCAATTTGCGCATTTAATCATTGATGATTCCCTCGACCAAACCATCTTACTGACCAAAAAATGATATATTTTCTCCATGCAGCTACGCCTAAAACTCCCATGGATTCAAATAAAACATAATCTGCATAATTCTTTGCCCCTATTGCATTTACATATAGATAATCATGTATGATAGCCGATTTGGCATATTCTCCATGGGGTGGCAATATGGGCCAAAATATTCTAGGGATTGTTGCTAAATCCGCCACAAAGCCAGCGGGTACTGTGATGACATCTTCACTAGGATATTTTCCGACATGATATTCAAATGGAACAAGTAATTTCCATTTAAAGTCACCCAGCATCTCAAGTTGCGCGGGTGTAGTGAATTGACTCATTCTAATTTAGTGCCTTCGTGTTTATCTATAAATTTAGCACCTATATATTTCGACCAGGCAGAAGACGCGCCAAGTGCTGCTAGATATATCGCTAACATTTCGGCAGTTAGTGTACCAAGTGCTGTCATTTTAGCGATGGCCCATGTTGACGTTAAAATAGCTATCACTTGACCTGTTCGGGTAATAGATGCTTTCTTAGTAGATGGGTCAATGATATAATCAAAAACATTGAATACTGAATCTGCACTCTTGTGTGCTTTGTACATAATAATAAAAATGATTACAAATATTATAATGTGCGGAAGGTATAATTGGAATTGTTCTAACACGTTATTAAATGCTCCCCGTTAAATCACACTCTCGTTTGTAAGTACAATTATCACATTTCATAGAAAATATTTCTTTCATTGCACCAAGTTTTGCATTTAGATTTGCATTTTCGATTACAAGCTCTTGCATCGCTGTTGTTGCACTTTTCAACTCGTGTGATAGAGTATTTACCATCAATTCTAATTGATTAACTTGCGCCGATAAATGTTTTACTTCTACTGATAATTGCCCTACCTTATTGACTGCTTCATTTTTTTCTGTATCTGTCTGAATAAGTCGATTAAATAAATGCTCTTTGTCCTTTTTTAAGACATCGCGTTCATCTTCTAAGTGTTGAATCAAATCACTTTCTGCTGAATCCTTCTTTATCTCAAGCGAGTCCTTAGATAGCTTTCGGCGCATCCACAGCGCAGCGCCTGCTCCTGCGATTAATATTGAAAATATTAGTGTGAATATATCACTTCCAGTTTGTGAACTATGTTGTATTACATCTATTGTTTCTTTGAGCGGCATTTGGTATCCTGTGATGTTTTTGTATTTATTCTAGGGTATCTTGAAAGAATCCACCATGTCGCAAGTCCAATAACAAAAGTTGGTGTTGCCGCAGCGCCGACTATATTATATCCTGCTTCTATCATTCCATTTTCTAAAAATAATGAAAGTGATGTATAATTCCATAAGATAAATCCTGCTAATGCTTCGCCTACAAAAGTGTATTTTGTCGTTCTATCTGTTATAAGAGCCCAGTATGTGATAAGTCCATGAATCATAGAAAATAATACCCAAAATAAATCATAAAAATTCGGGGTTAATAAATAATGCACTGACAACACCATTGAAAACAATATCGACGATAACCCAACTGCCGCTCGAGTAATCAACAAGTCAGATGTCAGAAGAATCTTCATCAGTCTATAGTTTATATAATCTTTTCTAAAACAATTTAAGCCGTTCATTCTAATTCAATCCAGGAGATGTGAGCTGATGCATATCCTGCACCAAATCTTGATGTTGCGTAAATCACAAACATTTCTGACAATTCGCTGTCAATGTCTTGACTCAAATAAATATGATTACTGATAATAGATGTATTAATTACATCTGTTGCTCCTGCATTCATCCCCGTGCCGGTAGCGACCATGGCACCTTCAATCTCATGAATGTGATGGGCAGTCAGCGCAGTTATGTCTTTTGAAATCATTGCAGCACTGCTATCATCGATTGATATCCATGTACCAGTGAAACTTCTCATTTCATGAATATGTACCAATTCAAAATAAACATCAGCTGCTCTTGCGAATAAGCCAGAATCTATTAATTTTAATGTATTTCTTACTGGTATCCCACCATTTTCAGATGCATTTTTTAATCTGATGGCTAATATTGGCGTCCTAACCCCATCTGCCAGCGACCTCTCAGTAATACCATGTGATACAGAGAATTCAAATCCAGGAATCGCATATCCACCTTCGCTTGCAACCGCCGCGCATATTTGCTCTAAGGAAGACGGAGAAGCCGTCGCACTAACATTCTCAATCTCATATCTGATTGGCAACGTGGGAGTTCTCATATAAACGCCAGATGCCAGAGTAGCGTGATTAAATTCATGGACATATATCAATTTACCATCGATATTAAATCCACAGCGAATTCTACCAACTCCCAACCATTGAAAGTCAAGTGTTTGAATCTGATTCTTTGTTATATCAAGTTTCACACCTGAAGGATTGCCATGCTCTACTCCATTGCCGGATAGATTATCTAAATTCCAGTCAGATTGTGCTAACAAACTATCAACTGGAACACCTGATGTATTACTACGAATCAACAGTTTAGTTATCAATTCATCTTGTACAATGCCAATACCATTGAGATTATCACCATACATTACAGTTTGTTTCAGCCCGATTTTTGGTTCATTAAATACCTGTGTAGTATTCACTAATTGAGAATATCCTGAAATATATGGAAAATATCGAAATGTCTGACGTATTGCTTTCTGACCTTGCAATGTGCCAACTTTCAAAGCAACTGATGCTCTATAATATTGATATTCAACATGAGTACCGGTATTAATAGATGTTATAACAGCGGAACCAGTAGCCGTTGTTATTGTTTCTCCAACTGTAAATGAATTATCAATCGTTGAATATGTGAATGATGTCGGATTATCGACTGATGCAATTACCCCATGATATTCAGATGTTGAACCAGTGAATGTTTGCCCAACTTCAAATGTTCCAGTTACAGTCCCATGAATCATAATACATCCAGTTAATCGCTCATCCCAAAGAAGGTGATTTTTAGATGAAAGGAACTTATTATCAAATAAACCGAATGGCTGAGAAATGCGTTGTCGACCAAAGGCATCGACAGAAGGAGTATCAGAGGGCCGTACAGTCAATATGGTATCTGAGGAAATACCATTGAGTGCAGTTGTATTCATAAGGTTTATGTCTATGCGCTATATAATACTTCAAGTTTAGTCGCAGCGCCGATTGAAGTAATATCAATTGAAGCATATAACCAAGCTGGAGCAATTGTCTGGAAATCAGAATCACCATCTACAAGCGGATGAGTGACAGATGCTGCTGGTACCCAATGTGTGCCATCTAACGATAGGTCAAAGTTATATGCAGCGCCGCCTGCTCCAGTAACAAAGCTCTGCATGACAGCTGCCGTTCCAGTACTTCTAGGTAATGTGAATATTTGTCTGCCAGTTTGACCAGTTCGGAAGAAATCGACTTCAACGAGTCCTCTTAAATATGAGTACGGTTGATTTGTTGAGATTGTAAATTCAGTAGGAGAGAGGACAGTTACTTGCCCCTTTAATGTCATATCAAGTGCAGATGCTGGTATTACTGATACTACATCACCAGTCACCAGATAATGTGCTGATGATGTTGTTACTGTCAATACATTCGCTAACCATGTTGCGGTGAAATAAATCTGTGTTTTTAATTTTTTAATTTTAGCTGTACTCATATTCGATATTCCTTTGTTAAGTCTTTGTTAAGTTGTTAAAGTAGCTACATGATTATTTATTAAAATTTGAATTCATAATTATGCATAACCGTAAACTTTTGTAAAGTTCATTGCGGTAGCCTGACATTTGCCAATGCAAAAGCGATTAATTCCGGCAGTCCCAGTCGAAATTCCATGCTGTTTCCTTATCTGTAAAATTGATGAAATCTGGCCGGGGTGAACACAAGCTGACCGAGGGTATTGTGACTGTATCCTTTTGCAATAGACACCAGCCGCCAATGCCCTTCGGGCCAACTCTGATATAAAGGTTACCACTCACCTTTACAGGGGTGCTCTCTGACACGTCGGCTTGCAATAGCTGGTCAAAGCCCTGCGCAGGATTGCGGTTCATATAGGTTAAAGCAAGCATATAGTTGCTGTAGCCCGGGTGCTCCGCCTTCCACCGCGCATCCCCGATAGCGAGATTATCGGATGGCTGGAACCACTTGAGCCATCGAGGGAGATTGCCGTCTGACTGGACGAATAACGCAAACAGCCAGTTGAACATATAGGCTGTCAGCGTGACCACGACCGAAGCAAGGGCTTTGATGGGATACATCATGCCATCGCCTTCACTAGTTCCGCTCGAGCTGCCACAATCTGGGCATCTATTGTCGCCAGCCTGTCGGTCGGACCTCCCAGCAGGACTTCGCGTACCGCTCTGGAT